ATTTATTCTCTCAAGATGAACAGTTACTGATATTGTAGCGTTATCAGGAGTATTAGAATTAAAAGTGCCAGCAAAACAAGTAAATCCTCCACCTTGAGGAACATCTCCTTGTATTAAAGGAATACTAGACCAACTTTGGATATAAATTCGTCTAACTGGTTTAACTGGACCGCTCGGATGATCTATATTCCACTGTTGATTTATTTTTGCAAGAAAAGCATATGCTTCGTATTCTCCTATGCTTTGGCCGTAATTTTCAGAAAGACCCCACTCAGCCAAATCCTGCATTTTTCCTTTTTCTGCCATATAATCTCCTATTTTTTGCTATCAAACTAAGCAAATATTTTTAAATTATGGCAATGAGGTTTTGCCGCCATCACCAAATTGCTCAGTAAACGGTTGTTCTAGGTGTATATCTCCAAAATTAAGAGTTCCATCTTCAATTAATTCTCCCTCAGCATTTGGTGCATTAATTATTACTTGTTGTATAAAAATAATTTGATTTTGGGATTGTGGAAGAAAAGTGTTTACCATCCATTGTGTAAAAAGATTAAATTTTTGCTCAAAAATTTTACCTTGAGCATTAAAAGCACTTGGAAGTTTGGGTGCTTCTAAAAGAAATGTTCTTAAATTAACTGACCATTCTAAAGTATATGGTATTTGATTTAGAGTTGCTACAACTGGATTGTCTGTGAATTGATAGTAAAAGGCTGGATAATTTATTCTATCAATATGAAGAGTTACTGATATTGTGGCGTTACCAACGGTATTAGAATTAAAAGTCCCTGCCATGCACATATATCCTCCTCCAGCAGGAACTTCACCTTGGGTTACAGGTATGCTTGTGAAAGCGCTGATTGAAATTTGTCTAACTGGTCTACGAGGACCACTTGGATGACTTATGTTCCAAAGTCTATCTTGCTCCATCAAAATGGCTTCTGCTGCTGCTTTACCTCTCGCTCCTGGCCACGTTTTATCTCTAACCTCATAAGTTCTAAAATCTACCCATCCGTCTGACATATAATTCCCTATCTCCTTAGCACCAAACTAAGCAAGGGTTAAAAACTGGCCCAAGTGTTTGGGCGCTAAACTCTGTTGGTTTACTTGGCATTTGCCAGAGTAAATTTCCATTTATTTCAAATTTTCCATATCCACATGGATATCCATCTGCACCATAAGAATCACTAGTTCCTTGTTGACATCCTTCAAAACTTCCTTCTGTGTAATATGTTACTGTTGCAGTTTTAGTCCAAACTGGTTTATTATACTTCTTGCCTTTTGGTAAATAAGCTCCTTTTTCTTTTAATCCAATAGCTGCTTCAATTAAATCTTGCCAATCACTATCTGAGCACTGAGATATTACTTTAGCCAATCCGTTATCTGTGCTAGCTCCATTCAACCATCCTTCTCCATGCTCTTGAATATATTCTTTAGCTTTACTTATAACTGCTCCAGGAATGGGTTGAGTTAGGGATATGGATGGACTTACATTTACGCTTTGTACTTTACAAGTTAATCCATTTATTTTTGCTTCAACTTTATAAGTAACATCTCCAACTATTATACTAGGAGATGAAGGAGGAGATCCTTTGATGTTTTCTACTTTTTCTTCTATTGATTGCTGATTTAAATCATCGTATGTTTGAAAATTATCGCAAGAATTAGGAGAACATACATAGTTTGAACACTTTGCCATATAATTATATTACACTTTTTTTAAAAAGAAATCTAAAATACTTTAAAGTCGTATATAAAAAAAAGAATCTGGTAGGGATAAACCTACCAGATTCCTTTATGCTAAACTTTTTTAAGATTTAGACAAGAATTCCTGCAACTGCACGGCCGTCGATACAAACGCGACCCTCTTCGAGGAAACCGTAGAAACCAGTTTTCTCGTTGCGAGTTACGAATTGATCGTCAGGAAGAACTGTGAATGTTCCACCGCTTTCGGCTTGACGAGCAACAGGGCGGATGAATGATTCTTTTGTTAGATCAACTCCGACTAGAATTTGTTTGGCTGTATTAGCTACTCCGCCATTAGCTGTAACTAGAGAAGCAAATAGAGTGTTGTATTTTTGTCCAACACCTAGTTCAACTAGTTGATGTAATGTTACGCCAAAGATTTCACCAGCACCAGCGTTACGGAAGATTTCTTCACGAACAGTGTTTGGTGCGGTTTCATATGCTTTTGTTCCAGCATTATTTGTTCCAATTGGATTAAATGCTAGTTCTCTAACTTGTCCCATGATCTCTGGACTTAAGAATAAATCTGTTAGTCCGTAGGTATCAGTGGTTGTGCCACCAGCATAAGAAGTATTAATTCTTTTTACTAATGTCATTAGATTGCTTAAATCAACCAATTGTAAAGTTCCAGCGGTACTCGAATTTACGATTTGAGCTGCGCCATTGGAACGAGCTTCAGCAAGAGCTTTTAGAACTACTGCCCAAGCATTGCGCTCTTGTTTAACAAGAACTTCATTGCTCATGCGCTCTACAGCTTTACTAACTACATCAAGACGGCCACGGCGAGCATAGCGTTTTAGGAAACTTACAGCGCTATCTAAACGATAGGTTGAAATTTTCATTTCGCTAAATCCTTCTACTGTGGAAGAAGGAAGTCCACCTGCGACGGTTTGACTCCAGGTAGTTACATAATCTTGACTTTGATTATAGTAAAGGTCTAGAGGTAGACTAGGATTATCATCTTCGTCATATGGTGCATCACTATAGATTGCACTGGCTGTTCCAGCTTGTAGCAAAACTTTGCTAACGACTGGGCCAATGAAAGCTGCAAAAGCTTCAGTAGCTTCGCGAGCTACTGCAACATCTCTGCTGCCCATGGCTTTAACAAGTTCTACTTGTTCTGGTGTATTTTTTAATTTGATCTTCATTTTAAATTTTCTCCTTTAAAATTAGAAGTTAACGCGAATAATGGCTTGACCATTATAAGGTCTGCTTAGTAGAGTACCTACTCTACCAGCGCCGTTATCGGTGGTAGAAAGTTCACCAGCAACTGTGCCTAGGTAAACTCCTGCTCCTGGATTTACAGGGGAGATTTGGGTTCCACTGTAACTGATAACTCCGCGAGTTAGAACTGGTACTGATTGTCCACTAACAACAACGTTCATCTCTGCAGCCTTACGAGGATGGAAAACAAGTTTTTCGCCGTTTTCATCAAGTTCGCGTACATCGAGTAGAGTGATACCAATAGCATTTTCGCCAGAAACGGCGGCTGATACTTTGGATGTTACTCCCCAACGAGTTGAAACTGTATTTGCATATGTGGCTCCAAGACCATCAACTAGATCAACTGGGTTTGTTCCGTTGAGTCCAGAATTTGGTACGGCAACTGGCATAAAGCCACTGCCTACGATTTTAACTACTGTTCCTCTACTGGCGATAAGACCATTTGCGTCTTGATCTCCACTATAGGAAAATAGGTTGATTACATCATGTTCGCTGTAATCTCTAAATGGTTTTAATGTATGTGCCATTTTATTATCTCCTTATTTATTTAATATCAAAACCTTCTAAACCAAAAGCGTTACTAAATTTTTCTTTTAGTGTTAGCTCTGTGGCTGTTGAAGAATTTGGGATTGAAGTTTTCTCTACTTTACTTGTTTCGAGAGCTTCGTCTACAACTTCGGTTGCAGAAAGTGTTGAAGCTTTAATGATTTTACCATTTTTGTCTTCTTTAGATTCATCGATACCTTTATCTTTGATATCTTCTTTGTCCATTTTTGCTTTTTTAGCAGCCTTATTTTTTTCTTTCATAAGAACTGCCATCTTATTTTTATAAGCAGCAAAAGTTTCGTCATTTAAATCTTTGATGTCTGTAGCGAGAATTTGACGATCCTCGTCAGATAGATCAAACTCTTCGTCTAATGATGCCATGCGAATATTAAAAGATTCCTCTTTCTCTTTGGCAAGTTTCTCTTCTTCGAGTTTTGCTAGAGAAGCCTTGAGTTTTTCAAGTTCTTCTTTTACTTTTTCGCTTTCAACTGAAAGTGATTCGTATTTTTCTTGGGCGGCTTTAATAGCGTTATCTTTTTCACTCTTTTCGGCTACAAAAGCTTCAGAAGCTTTTTTGAGCTCATCTTGAATGAAATCGGTTATGCTAGAAGCAGTTGCTTGCTTCAAAAGCTCGTCTGTTATTTGGTTGATATTTTCTATTTTCATAATTATTCTATTTATAACTCCTTCTTCTTTTACATTATTTTCTTCGTTTTGTGAAATGTTATTTTCACTAGTTTGAATTGCTGACTCAGATTCTTGATCATTTTGAGATAATTCTACTTGTATAGAATCATCTTTTACAGCTACTCCTTCAACATCTGCGGCTGGATTATATGTTAAACCTACGCCTAATGGAATAACATTTCCTATTACCTGGCGATAAACATTAACGCTATTATTAATTTTACCATTTCCACCTAAAGATTTTAAGTTTTTACTTAATTTTTGAACCTCTTTATCATCTGTTACTATTTCTGCATCTTCTAAAGATTTAGAGTCATTTTTAAGAAGGGCGAGATTATAATCATTAAATCCTAATTCCCAGCTTGCACTTACTTTCATATAATTTTCACTAGAAGGATCATTGCTTTCTTCTATTAAATTTGATAATTGAGGATTAATAACTTTCCAAATTACTCCACCTAAAGTAATATAAAATGGACCATTTAAATCTTTTACTTCTGATTCATTAATAAGTTCATTTGTGCCAAATTTGCTAAAACTAGCTGTTAATATGCATCCTATTACTTTACTACGATCATGTTCAATATTAATTGGTTTATTAATGAAATTTTGTGCAATTTCTGATGCAGTAGCAGAGTCTATAACGTCGCCGTTTTTATTTATTCTATTTACAACACATGCATCAAATGCTATTGGAAGAAGGTCTATATTCTTATCTGTATCAATATCTGGTACAAATTTTTTAAGATTAGATAAAGAGGCTAAAGCTAGATATTTATCTTTTTCTTCACTAACTAATGGTTTAATTTGCAAATTAGCAAATATTGTTGAATTTTTAAATTTATTTTTCATATATTAAATGTCTAATCTATATGTTACACTATCTTCTTCATCTTCTAGATAAAGATCATCTGCATTTTTAAAATCAAAATCATTGAGCCCAAAAGTTTTAATATCTTCTTGCGCTTTAACGATGTCTTGCTCTTTTGGGTTAAAGCTAGCAGATATAATATAATTATTATTGATTGCTTTTGATAAATTGTTATTTGATCCAATAAAAGATGAAATATCATTTACCATTCTTAAAAACATATTTACTCTTGCTAAAGCGAATTCATTAAAGTTCCCTTCGAGGGGTTCTGAATTTCTATAAACTTTTTTAAGTTGAGAAAAGGTAACTTTTTTTGAATTATTAGAATTATGATCTTTGCATTTAGCTTTAAGAATTTCTAGTATTTTCTTAGAAAATTCTATAGCTTTATCGTTTTTAATTAATTCAGTATTATGATTTTTAGATCCTTTGAAATTTGGCTTGTAATTTTGTACTAATTCAAAGCCCAAATTATCTGAATTATAATTCATAAATATATATACACTTATAACGTATTAAAATTAATTAAATATATAATATTTTTGCTTGTCATGTTGAATTATATTATTATAATGAAATTAAAATATATATCTATTTTTTATATAATTCTTTTGTTACATCATCCGCAGAACCCATTGTTGGAGTTTCTGGATATTTAGTAGGCAATTCTCTACTATCTAAATTTGGTTCAGAACAAGATATTAATAAAAATAGCGGCAATATTAATAATAGTTTTTTCATAATAACTATTACACTTTTAAGGATTCTTCAATTAATTTGGCTTCAGCATCTCGTCTACGACTCATACCTTTTTCTATGCTGCCACCAATCCATATTCTTTTCATATTTCTTATTTGATTGGCTATAAAGGTAAGTGCTTTTTGATCATAAACTGATACTAATTTCATGCCATCTCTTATTAATTTCATTTCACGGCGACGATCACCTTCAAGAGCATTTCCTCTATTAAATACAAGACTAACCAACCCGCCTTTTGCATCTTCTGGAAGATTATCAAAATTAGGAAAAGTTTGTTGTGTTAAATTATAGAACTTAGTTACTGTTTTATTATTAAAAACTTGCAATGATAATTCCCAAGGAATAGTTATATCTTTTAATCCTCTTATAAGATTCTTAGCGTTGTATCCTTTGATACCAACAACTTTGTATAATCTATCAAAAATTTCTTTAGGAAGATCTTTCCAGTCTTCGCTAAATTCTGCTTTGTTTACATAACCTAAATCATAACCAACACCAATTGTGACTCCACTTTGTTCTCCTGGCCATGCTGGGTTTTTTAAAAATTTATTATAATAGTTTTCGCCACCACCAACTTCAAATTCAAGAATAAGATCTAAGGATTTTTTGCTTAACATATTTTAATATATATTGTATTTAGCATTCAAATATGCCTCAACTTGCTGGCGTTCTGATATTGTTAATGCTCTATTGTAAAATATAACTTCAGCAAGATCGCCCTTAAATCCTCCGTATTCTGCTGACCATGGAGTTGAATCGCTACCACCATTTCCGATTCCAATTGCTATGTTTAATTGATTTATAGCACTAACAGAAGCAGATTCAGATGCTAAAGATCCGTTGACAAAATACTTTTGTGAATTGTTTGTTATGCTTTGTATGCCACATACAATAGACCAACTTGTACTTGCTGGTTCTTGATATAAAAAACTCCAGTTGTAATCACTCCCCATAACTCCAAATGCAGATGTTGTTGGGTCTGATGAGATAAATCTTGGTGATATTGCAAATTGGCTTCCTTCCGCAGTTGCTAAGTCTCCTTTTGATATAAGTTCCGCCCAAGTATTGTTTGTATTGTCGTATTTGTGAACTGTAAAAATTGTAAATTCTCCATTATTACCAAATGTTGTTGGGGCTGTTCTTAAAATTGTAGGATTATTACTATTTCCAAAACGCAAAATTGGTTTACCATTTTTAACATTTGATACAAGAGTTGGATTTATGCCATTGGTTACATTCCCATTTGCGCTAAATCCACTCTCACTCTGATCTGCCCAAGCTGTTACATCTGAACCAGAAAGCGTAACGCCAGCATCAGCCTTGAGCCAAAGACTTAACCCTTGTAAGGCGTTTGGTGCAAATGGTTTTTTATATAATGATATTTTTCCACCACCAAGATTTTGTTTTTTAATTGAAATTTTAGTATTTAAAAACTTTCCAGCTCCACTATTGTAAAGAGTAGTTATTTCCTCTTGAGTTAATGCTCTATCCCATACTCCTACTTCATCTATTTTTCCATCTAAAGCAAGAGGATTAAATTCATTATCATTATAATTTATATCTGTATAATATCTACCAAAAAGAAATCTATCTATATCTGGAGCTAAAATTGATCCAGAGTATTCAGATGAACCAACAGATGTTCCATTAACGTATAATATGCCGATACTTCCATCAAAAGTTAAAACCAAATGATACCAAACATCTGTATCTGGGATAATGCCACTATCAATTCCATTTGTCCAATATCCATTTTCTGTAGTAAACCAAGATGTTATTTGGTTATTGGTTTCAATTATAAATGGATATGTTGATTGATAATCTTCTGTTCCACCTTGACCCCAAATAATCTGATACCCAATATCATTTGAATTAAAATATACCCAACAAGAATAAGTTCTTTTTCCAGAAAGTGGAGCAAGACCAGATGGAGTAATTAAATAATCATTACCAGAAAATCCGCTTGCAGAATTTCCTATCAATCCAGCAGGATTTGAAAGTGAGCCAACAAGTGTAAGATTTCTTCCGTTGCTACTTGAATCAGTCCAGCTGATATCATCTAATTTCCAATATGCTAAAATTCCAGCAAATAACGAAGATGATGTGGATAAATAACCCATTTTTTTAATTATTTATTTTATCTATGGTCTTGTCTATGATATTATCTGCTGGGACTTTTTCTTTTAACCAACTATTAAGAACTCCAAAATAAACAAGATGTTCACTATTAATTAAAAATAATTCATTACCAAAACTATCCTTATAAGGTTTAATTCCAGAATCTTCAACTAGATCAATTGCTTTTTCTTTTTTGAATTTGATTCTATACATTTTAATTAAATTATTATAACGTTCACGCGCTTGACAAGTAATAAGAGCATCATCACCAATAAAAGAAATTAATCCGCCGTTATCTTTTTGATATTGCTTTGGGGTGCTTGCATCGTATGAAGATTTGTCATCTTCTATTTTATTTGGTGTCACAGTAGCGCAACCAATTAGAAAAAAATTAAGAGCTAATACGCTTGCGAACTTCTTCAAGATTTTTCTCCTGCACTTCTTTTTCTATTTCACTTTGATAGTGGACTTCTTTTTGAGCTTCTTGACGCTCTTTCATTTCTTTTGTATTCTTTGCGCCGAATACGTTATTAATTGCTGAGAATATTCCAGATACTGCTGATAGTAAAGCTTGGAGTATTCCAGTTGGCATGATTACTCTACGTAACTTGCTGTAGCATCTTTACATCCAGATGCAATAGCGTTAAGTACCTTAATAGCCAATGCAGTATTTCCATCAATTCTAGCAAATTGTTGAGCGTAGATATCTTTAATAACACTAACGTAATTTACCCAATGAGTTTTTTCTTGTGGAAGATAATCATTAAGAGCTTTTTGTAATTCTAGTGGAGTTGGTGCTATTCCAGCTGTTAGCCCTTCAACAATCGCTGCTACATGATTAATCATTTTGGCTTTTTCAACTCTATCATCACCAGAAACCGCTTGATCAAGGACAACCGTACAAGCTAATACAACTGCTGGTTTAACATAAGGAAGAGCGTTGGTAACACTTGTTGCTGCATCAACTTGACCAGTTGGAGTTGTAGCACAAGCACCAAGAAATACGCTCAAAAGAGCAACTGCAATTAAATTTAATTTATTCATATGTTTTCTCCAGTTCTTTTTTCTGCTTCGTTTGTTTGAGCTACTGTTCCACCAGTAACTGCTGCATCTTTTACTGTTAATGCAAAAACTATACCACTAACAACTGCTACTAATTTTGAAATTCCAAGAATATAAACTTCTGCATTATCTGGAAGAAAAGCTACTAATGAAGGATCCGAATGAATTGCTATTGCTGTACAAACTGCTACAACTGTGGCTATTCCAGATGAGCTAGATCTCCAATTAGGGCCAAATATTTTAGATAACATAGTTTTCATAATATATTACACTATATTATATGTATTAAAAATTAAAATATCAATACTTTCTTTCTATTATTCAAAACACCATATAACACATTTCCACTAGCGAATATTCCTCTATTTCCAAAAGTTGGATCCAGTTCAAAATTAAAATTTAATGATGCTGTTTTATTCTTACCTATAGAAGAGTCATAACTAATATTATCAAATTTACAACCACTAAAAATTAATTTTGTTGGGTAAACGCCAGATTTGTTTGTATTAAAATCAACAACAACATTATAATCATCATCGCGATTTAAAGTGTCAAAAAATGAACCACTTAGATTTTCTTCTACAATAAAGCTTGTGCTTAATTTTCCATTGACTGGAAATGATAATTTTCTTCCTAATGGAAATTTATAATTTAATGATCTTAAAGCATTTCTTTGAAAAGCTAATGAATATTCTAAACTTTGAATTGTATCTGTGTAAAATAAAACTCCAGTAGTATTATTTGTATAAAAAGTAACACTAGCATCTCCTGGTAGGAGAATATTTTGTCCACTTATTCCAGTTTGATAATAATTTAAAGCTTGCGGAATTATTATTTGATCAGTTTGAGGTTGATTTATTCCAGATTTTAAATCTAGTGTTGTATAACGTATTCCACTGCCACTTATATAAAAATTAATATTATCAGAAACATAAGATTGAGTTACTATTGGTATTGAGTCAACCGATACCCTAAAATTATAATCTGTTAAGTAGCAATTTTGAAAATTTAAAACTGCATAATTATTTGAATTTGGATCAATAACATCATTAACCGTAGTTGGATTTATATCTAGATTTGTTAAAGTATAGTTACCATATAAATCATTTTCATTTTTATTTATCACAAGATAAAAATCTTTTTCGTCTGTAATTGAGTTATCTTGGCATAATCCAGAAAACATTGGGGCATTAAATCCAGAAAAATGATTAACGTTAAAATTTAATCTATTTTCATTTGTAACTCCATCTGGAATATACGAAAAACTAAAATTTACAGTTGGAGAATTTAAATCATTTCTAAATATACTTTTATTAACACCAAAACCTATAAGACCTATTCGAGATTGATCGATTGAATAATTGAAATTTTGTATTTTTTCTAATCTTTTGAGTATTTGATAACCATTTAAATAATAATCCGTAGATGCATTTTGTTCTCCAGAATAAGGAGCAAAATATAGTCCTTGTGTATTATATATTATTCTATTCCTTGGCATACCTTTTACCTTAATAAATTTACACTATAAATGAATTTATAGAATAAAAGTAATTTTCTCTGTATAATATATTATGAAAAAATATTGCATAAATTGTGGTTCTGGAACCGAATTCTCTTCTGTTAAGCCTAAATTTTGTAGTGGGTGTGGGCATAACTTTGATACATCTTTTGCTGGGGTTAAACCACCAGTTAAGCAGACGATAGAAAGAAAAATAAAACCAAATATATCTTTAGATAATACTATTGAAATTGATAATGATGACGATTTTGACCATGATGATGTTAATCATGTCCCTAATATAAATGAATTAAATGTAGATTGTGAAGTTCAAAAATACCAAGGCATTAAATTCAATAAAATGATGGATAGTCCAATTAATCCATCTTTTGGATCTATTAAAAAAGAAAAAATAAAAGGAAAGAAAGTGTCAAAAAAAGACGCTCAAGAGTTCTTTGATAATTTCTCAAAAGAAGCTGGAGCAATAAGACCTAAGAATAAAAGAAAATAAAATGCCAGCAAAGAAATCTAATTTTGAGTCAAAAATCGATGAGATTAATGCTGAGATTTTTAAAAGAAAACATAAATGGAGTTTGACTTCTTTATCGTGGCTTGACTTTAGTGATGTAGCTCAAATATTAAGAATACATATATATAAAAAGTGGCACTTATACGATCAAGATAAAAAGCTTGCTCCTTGGGTAAATAGAATAATCAGTAATCAAATTAAAAATTTAATAAGAAATAATTATGGTAATTTTTCTAGACCTTGCTTGAAGTGTTCTGCTGCAGAGGGCGAAGATCTATGTAACATATATGGCAAACAATGTAATAACTGTCCACTTTACGCAAGATGGACAAAAAGTAAAAAAAATGCATATGATACAAAGCTACCTGTTAGTCTTGAAAATCATACTCAAGAAGTTCATGATATGGTATATGATTCTATAGATATAGAAAAGAACGCAGAAGTTATACATAAGAAAATGTTGAATACATTAAAACCTCTAGAAGCAAAATTTTATAAATTAGTTTACATTGAACATAAATCTGAAGAAGATGCTGCTAAACATATGGGTTACAAAACTTCAGAAAAAAATAGAAAAATTGGATACAAGCAAGTTAAGAACTTAAAGAAATCCATAATGATAAAAGTTAAAAAACTTATATATAATGGAGATATAGATTTAGATGTATGAATGATGAATTGTCTTTAACTGAAGAGCAGCAATTAAAACTACTCGAAGAGTGGAATCGTAGACCAGATAATCCACCAGCTTTAACTGAGTTAGTTAAATTAGCTTTTGATCGTGATGATTTAGACGGAAGAAGCAAAGAAGGAAAAGCTGTAAAAAGTTTTCTAGCTTCAAGACAAATTAAACCAAGGAAAAGTCACGAATACCAAGCTAAAGGTCTTATAGAATTAACAGAAGATCAAAAAGAATACATTAGTAATAATTGTGCAACTATGACTGGAATTGAAATAGCTAAAATTTTATTTAAAAATGAATCATTAACTAATCTTTCTCAAGAAACAAGAAGTATTCTTGATTATATGAAAACTATACCTAGTAATATTAAATATCTTAATGATACAAATGAAAATATTGCTACAGAAACTTATAAAGCTCCACGAAGCGAAGAAAGAATGGTTGTTAAAATCAATAAATATATATTAGATGGAATAGATAAAGAAAAGATTACTCCAAGGCAAAAGAAAGAGGTGAACTCTTTAATTGGTTATATGAATACATATAGATTTACCCATCAAATTAATCTTTATGATGATGAGAATGATAGGGATCTTTTTGAAAGTAGTTTTGTAAGATATACTTACGATAAAAGTGATTTAACTCAAGAAGAAGTTGATCAATATATTGTTCTTGCAACAGAAGTAGTCATATCTTCAAGTATTCAACAAACAATTACAACTCTTCAAAATCAAATTGATCTTGCAACTCAAGAAGATGGTAAAATTCCAATGACTTTAGTAGAAGCTAGTAGTACAGCTAGAAAAGAATACAATGATTGTGTAAATCGCCAACAAAAATTATTACAAGATCTTAAAGTCAAAAGAAGCGAAAGACTTAGCAAACAAGTTAAGGAAAATGCAAGTATTCTAAATCTTGTAGAAATGTGGAAACAAGAAGAGTCTAGACAAAAATTATTAAAAATAGCAGAGCTAAGAAAAAATAGTATTAAGAAAGAGATCGAAAGACTTGGAACTATGGATGAAATAAAAGCTAGGATACTTGGAATATCAGAAGATGATATTTTAAATGGATAAATTTATGTCAGTTATATGTAAAGTAGATGGAAAAGAATTTGCAAGTGATAAAGCTTTACATATGTCACTTAAAGGTTATGGTTTGAATAAAGTTAAATATTATCAAACATATTTTGAACGAAGAGATCTTCTAACTAACGAGCTTATTAATTTCAAAACTAAAGAGCAATATTTGAATAGTGATTTCAATGATAAAAATAATATGAAAAAATGGCTTAAGCAACAATCAGTTGAAAAAGCTCAAGAATATTGCAAGCAATTATTATCCAAAAGAAAACATGAGAAAAATTTAACTTATAGTCCTTCACAAGTAGAATTAAGAACAATTATGGCCCCGTCGATTGTTTTTTATAATAAAATATTTAATGATTATTATGATGTTTGCTCAAGTCTCGGCTTAGAGAATAAATTTATTCACCCAAATAACATAACTGATCAATTTAAAAATAAATTAAATAAAAAATCAATTATCTATGTTGATACAAGAGAACAGAGTTGGTTAAAATTTGATACAAAGTTTGAAATTAAAACATTACCTTTCGGAGATTACTCTTGCAGTAATGATAATTGTAAATGTTTTATAGAAAGAAAAAGTTTAAGTGATTTTATCAGTACATTAAGCGTTAAAAACTTTGATAGATTTAAAAACGAAATAGATCGAGCAAAGAAAAGTGGAGCATATTTAATTGTTGTAGTAGAAGAAAAGTTGGCTAACGCATTAAGCTTTCAGTACCTTCCGCATATTAGTAAAAAAATTAAAGCTACTCCAGAATATATATTTCATAATGTTCGAGAGTTACTTCAGAACTATGATAATCTACAATTTCTTTTTGTAGATGGAAGAGGAGAGATGACAAGGGTAATTGAGTCTATTTTTACATCAAATTGTTTTTATAAACAAGTAGATCTTCAATTAGCTTATGACCTAAAACTATTATGATATACTCTCCAGATAAATATAAAAAAGATTATCCAGATATTAATACAGAATTAATGAATCTTAAAGGCGTTCTTAACGATAAAGATGCAAAAATATCTCTTGCTAAATTTTTAAGAGCCAATTTAGGCTTTACTACTGAGCTTATAAGTGGTATCAAATTAGCTCCGTATCAAGAAATTCATCTTAAAGGTTTATTAAATAGAAACTTTAGTATGTGCGTATTTGGTCGAGGTTGTGGCAAGAGTTTTATCGCGAGCGTGTTTTGTTTTCTTCAATGCGTTTTTGAACCTAATACTAAAATTCTAATCGCAGGACCAACTTTCAGAACAGCTAGATTCATATTTAATAATCTAGAAAAAATTGTAAATAGCAAAGGCGCAGAACTTCTTCAACAAGCTTTTGGTTCAAAAAGTAAAAGAAATGATCAATACGAATGGTCAATTAATGGTGGAAGTATCGTAGCTATTCCTTTAAGCGGAGAAAAGATTCGAGGATTTCGTGCTAATGTACTAGTTCTTGATGAGTTTCTTCTATTGTCGGAGGATATTGTTAAAACTGTATTAATGCCATTCTTGGTTGCTCCACAAAACATGAAAGAACGAATGGAGATTAGAGAAATGGAAGATACTTTAATCCGAGAGGGAGCAATAAAAGAGGAAGACAGAATGGTTTTTGAAAATAATAGTAAAATGATAGCTCTTTCTTCTGCAAGTTATACATTTGAGAATCTTTATAAAACGTACAATGAATGGATAGAGAAAATTTATTCAAAAGAAAACACAGAAGCATCTTATTTTGTATCTCAATTAAGCTATGAAGCTTTACCATTAGAGATGATAGATAAAACAATTATTGAAGAAGCTCAGAATGGAGGCTCAAGTCATAGTAGTTTTTTAAGAGAATACTGCGCAAGATTTATTGATGGTAGTGATAGTTATTTTAGCGCAAAAAAGATGGAAGAATGCACTATTCCAAACGGTCAGTCTCCTCATACTTTAATGAAAGGTGTTTCTGGAAAGAAATATATTCTTGGTATTGATCCTAATATGAGCGATAGTCCTAATGCAGATTATTTTGCTATGGCTGTAATGGAGATTGATGAAGAAACTAAAACTGGTACATTAGTTCATACATACGCTGGATTAGGAAATTTAAAAAATCATGTTAACTACTTATATTATATCATGACGAATTTTAATATTGTATTTATGATTTTGGATAATGCTGGAGCAGATGTATTTCTTTCTGCTTGCAATCAATCTGAGTTATTCAAGAGTAATAATTTAAATATAAATAGTTTTGAATTTAATTCTGATTTAGAAGGACAAGATTATGATCAAGAAGTCCGTAAGATTAGAAATAGTTATAATCTAGAATCAAAGAAAATAGCTTTTAATCAAGTCTTTACAAGTAACTTTATTCGTAAAGCTAATGAGCACTTACAGGCTTCGATTGATTATAAGAAAATATGGTTTGCTAGTAAAACTTGTGCTAATGATAGCTTCTTTGAATCTCAATTTAGCCAGAATATACCAATAGATCTAATGAAAACAGAAGAAAAAAAGGATTGGTCTACTCTTGATTTTATTGAAAATCAAGATGATTTTATATATCAAACTAAAAAACAATGTACTCTTGTAGAGCATTCATCTACAGCCAGAGGAACCCAATCATTTGACTTGCCTCAACATTTAAAAAGAAGTTCTTCTGCGAATAAAGCAAGAAAAGATAATTATTCTGCACTTTTATTAGTAAATTGGGGTTTAAAGTGCTATTATGATATAATGAACGCTCCAACCGAGGATATATCAAGCACTTTTATGCCTATAATGATTAATTAAGTGTAATATTTAAGTAAAATGAAGAAAAATACCAAAAAAATACAAGAAATTAAAGCATCTACAGAAGAGCAAATATCACCATTAATGGTTTATGGTTCAGAAAGAAAATTAACAGCTTCAGAAGCAAGAGGAAGTTCACCAGTTAGAAGAAATGCTGCTAGTACGATTGAAAGAACTAATAGATTTACAAATATTGATACTGGAATTATTCCATTTAGATATTCTAATTATATTAATAATTTATCTACCCTAGATGTAAGAGATGCTGTTATACTTTGTCAAAAAGCTTATTATAATGTTGCAATTTTCAGAAACACAATAGATTTAATGACAGAATTCTCTGCTAGTTCTATTTATTTAACTGGTGGAAGTCAAAAATCAAGAGAATTTTTCGATGCTTATTTTAAAAAAATTAATTTAACAAGTTTTCAAGATCAATTTTTTAGAGAATACTATAGAAGTGGCAATGTATTTACTTACAGATTTGATACTTCTTTGGATTCTGAGCAAGTATTAAAAATCACTCAAGTATTTGGTTCAAAAGCTTTAGCTAAAGACGGATCAATTAAAATTCCTGTAAGATATACTATAATTAATCCAGCAGATGTTTATGTTGCTGGTGGAGTAAATTATTCTTATAATATATATTATAAACTATTAAGTAGTTACGAATTAGAAAAACTTAGAGATCCAAAAACTGACGAAGATATAGAAGTTTACGAAGGACTACCAGCCGATATAAAAGAAAAGATAAAAAATAAAGGTAACTCTTATATTTTAGTTCCATTAGATCCTAAAAAGATGGCTGCAGTTTTTTATAAAAAACAAGATTACGAACCACTCTCAATTCCAATGGGTTTTCCAGTATTAGATGATATTAACTGGAAATTAGAAATGAAAAAAATGGATATGGCAGTTACAAGAACAACTCAACAGGCTATTCTTTTAGTTACTATGGGTAACGAGCCTGATAAAGGTGGAATCAATCAGAAAAATTTACAATCCATGCAGCAATTATTTGAAAATCAAAGTGTTGGTAGAGTATTAATCGCAGATTATACAACCAAAGCTCAATTCGTAATTCCTGATATCGGAAGTTTAATCGGACCAGAGAAATATGAAGTAGTTGATAGAGATATTCAAATTGGATTAAATAATATTCTTATTGGCAGTGAAAAATTTGCTAATACAAGTATTAAAGTGCAAGTGTTTATGGAAAGACTAAAGCAAGCAAGAGAAGTTTTCTTAAATGAATTTTTAATACCAGAAATAAGAAGAATTAGTAAAGATTTAGGATTTAAGAATTTTCCAGTTCCAGTATTTGAAGATATTAGTCTTAAAGATGATGTACAATATTCTAGAATATACAACAGATTGGTTGAGCTCGGCGTATTAACTGCTGACGAAGGAATTCAAGCTATAGAAACTGGAAGATTGCCTACTCCAGAAGAATCTGCACAATCTCAACAAAAATTTAGAGAATTAAAAGATCAAGGATTTTATCAACCACTTATTGGTGGTGGTGCTCAAGCTGGAAGACCTATGGGTTCAACTGGTACTCCTCAGTCTACAAAAAATGTAAAACCAATTGGTAGTTCAAAAGCCTTTTCTGTTCTTAAGATAAGAGAAAATATTTTAGCTGTTCAAGATCTTGAAGAAGAAGTCAAAGGTTCTTTAAGAAAAAAATTTGAAATCAAGAAATTAAGTAATGCACAAAAAGACATGGCAGAAAAAATTACAGAATTAATTATAGCAAATGAAGATTCTAGTCAGTGGAAAGCAAAAATACAAGATTATATTGAAAAACCATTTGATCAAAATTTAAATCAAGTAAATGAAATTCAATCAATTGCTTCCGAGCATCAAGTCGATAGTTATTTAGCTAGTTTATTGTATCACAGCAAAAAATCTGAATAATATAATTTAATTAGTTGGACTAATCAAGCTCTTCAAATTTTTCTATGATATAAGCTAATATATCATTTCTCATAATATCTTCGCGCCCAAATTTAAATGTGCATATACCCTTATCTTTACTTTTCTTGTCATCAAAAAGATTATATATCCTGTCAAACCCGCTATTCTTGATATCTGATTGACGAATATCTCCAATTAAAATTAATTTACTAAACTTGCCCATTCTTGTAGTTATTAATAATAGATCATGTATGCTTAAATTTTGAGCTTCATCGCATATAATGTAACTAGCATTAATACTAAGTCCTCTTAAAAAGCCTACTGGTAATCCTTTTACTCTTTCTTGTTTTAATAGCATTTCTACTTGATTTTTTGGTAATAATTCATGAAGCTTGTCCATAAGTGGTTGAAGATAAGGATCTAATTTACTATGAAGATCACCTTTGAGGAATCCTAGATTATGAGTTGAACTTTCTACTGGATTACGTACATAAAATATTTCACCAATTTTTTTCTGATTTATAGCATTTAGAGCTGCGTATACGCTAAGTAAACTTTTAGCTGTTCCTGCTGGGCCTTTGCAAAATACCATTTTAGTATTCTTATCTTGAAGTAATTGAATAAATTTCTTTTGATTTTCGGTCCATTGTAATTCGCGAATATTTAGGAAACCTTCAATTTTATCTCTTTGAGGAACAGGAACCGACTTGTCTTCTTTTTGTTTATGCTTTTTAGACATTGAACTTACTACAAATAATTACACCCCAATTGTATTAATTTTTAAATTAATTTTAATAAAGTTTAAACTTAATTAATTAAAGAATAACCTTCTTTAAATTTTAAATCTAAAGAAAATGAATTAACAGCTTGGCCTTCGTCAAATCTTTTAATAAAGTTTGCTCCAATTTTCGGCATAACTGCAGTATATTCTTTATTTTTAATTTTCATGTTAACATGAGAAGGTAGTACTGAAATGCTAGTAACTTTACCTTTCATATTTTTTTTGATTGCTCTGGCGATTGCACAGTTTTGAGGATTAGATTTTTCTCCTTCAAAAATGTTTCTTTCTGTTATGTTTATTGTTTTATTCACTTTTTATTTCCTTTATGTTGTAGTTATAATTATTACTGTCTTCAGTAATCCATTTTGGACTATTTTCAGCAGTATAAATATGACTATTTATTTTTCTTTCCAAAACCAATTCGTTTGGTTTTGTAGCGAAACTTGGATCAAAGACTTTAATTCTGTTATTTGGTTGAATAGCAAAATTACCATTATCAAGTTTAATAATATGACCAGCTTTGTGTTGATCTGGTTTTTGACTAAATCCAAAATTTAATTCGTTGTAATCGCTATGAGCCCAATCAAGAGTAAATAAATAAGTTCCCATATATTCGTTGCCAGTTCTTCCTGTATATTTAAGTACTTTATTTTCTAGTAAATAAAAAGTTGTTACGGCTATATGGTAACTAAAACTATCCCAAAGCTCTAACTCTGTTAATTCCATAGTTGGAGCATTTTCTTTATGACAAAATGCACTAATAGGAGCATGCCACCAAATTCCACCATCTTCCATAAGAAAATTAAAAAGCGGAGCTTGGCTAGGAAGACTTGTAACACCAAAAATTAAACATTTATATTTTTTATCAAAACTATCTTCTTGATTTCTCATATAGTTTCCACGAACATAACATTCTATCGGAGGAATATTTGCGTTCAAAAAAGACATTTAATATTATTACACTAATAGTCCTGTTATATTTAAAGCTATATTTTCTGTTCTTTCTATAATAGATAAGTTATTAAGTAATATTCTTTCGCCAGTTATATATGCTCCACCTGGAATATATGTTGAACCAATATAAAATCCATCGCTTAAATTTAATCTATTCGTACCTTTACCAATAAATACTCCATATCCTTGTAAACTGATATCATTATCTGAAATTAAAGATATAGAATTTCCGTCTTTGGCTGTTTCTAATGTTATATCTTGATTTAAAATTAAAGATGCTGTACTGTATATGCCTGACTGATTGTAATTGTCACCTTGAACTCCTGCGTTTACTCCAGCCAATTTTATTCCATTTGATCCTAATGTTATATATGAGATAGAATCTGTTCTCTCTGCGCTGTAACCATCAGTTTTCAACCAATTATTAGTTTGTATCTTTATTGATGTTCCTGTATATGGATAATAATTTTTTGCGCTAGGAATATTTTCATATTGAGGACCAGCTAGATATGATCCTATAACTAAATTAGGATAAGTATCAATTTTATTATAAACTCCATAGTATCCAGTTGGAGTTGGTGGGCTAAATTTATTTTTTAAATATATTCCGTTTGCAAAATCTATAGTTAATGCGTTAGATTGATCCGCATAATGATTTCTATTATCTCCATCAGCGATTAATGATGCACCATTTTGATTTTTAATAACACCATTTTGTCCTGCAATTATTGTGGATGAAATACTATTTATGATTTGATTATTGTATCCTCCAACTACAGTAGAATAACTTCCAGATACTGTATTATTTTCTCCTCCACCAATTGTTTGTGCTTGTCCTGCTCTTGAAGCTGTATTTGAATTATTCTCTCGGAAACTACTTAAAGTTCCATCTGCATTATAAACTCCATATAAATTTTCGTTATTTGTTATCATATATTATGCAAATGGATATTTTCTAAAAGTGCCTCCATTATATAGAGCGGTAATTTCTGTTTGATTTAAAACGTATTCATACCAAAATCCTAAATTTCTAACAATTGCTTTATTATTTTCTGTTAAAGTATTAGGTTGAGCACCGTTTATATTTCCAAGAGGAGTTCCTCCAATTCCAAAACCTTGTGCTTGAGGAATTGTATTAAATGAAAATCCACCATTATATAAAGATACTGTAGTATAATGATAATTTGCACTTCCTTGTAAAACTCCATTAACGTAAAATTTAGCAAGAGAATCATTTCTTGGATCAAACGTAGCTACAACTTGATAATAGCTACTATTATTAAATTGTGAAATAGATGGAATTTTATGCCATTGTCCAGTGACTGGATTACCACCACCAGCACTCTTTGGCATATTAAAGACTAAATAATTTCCACTAAATTCGAAATGAAAATTAAGTTGACCATATTTTGAACCTAATAAAAATCCACTAGAATTAACTCTTTTTGTTTCGAAACTTGTAGAAAATCTATTAGGATAAAGACCTTCTGGTTGTCCATAGTACATCATGGCTTTTGACCAACCAGGAACAGCTAATGTTCTATAACAAAATAATCCATTATTATTTGTTCCGCTAGTGTTTACTCCACTTGAGTTAAATGTAACATTTCCATTGCTACTAAAATAATCATTTCCAAATACTGGATCTGAATTTAATGTAAAATACCACCAATTATTTGGATTTGTAATACCAATTGGAGATACTGTAGAATCTACTGTCCATCCAGCTAATCTTGCTCTTGACCAATTATTATCTGCGTAACAATAATAAACATAATTTTTATCAAATGTAATTGTTCCTTTTTGTCCTAATGAATCTGGTAAATTTGGAGGATTTACTAATGAAATATTTGCATTTAAATTAGGATCTAGACTGAGTTGATAACCAGAAATAACAAATTGATTTGTATCATTATTTACATATAATTGTTTTCCAGAATTTAGATAATATATTGTATTTAATGTTGCCATATTATGAAATTCCTGCTGTAGATTCCAAACATACCCATCCAGTATAATTATTATTAATTACACCAACCAAAGCAATTGAAGCTGGGGCAGGAAGTGCTAGAGTAGAATCTGAATTATCAAAAATTTGATTAGTATTGTATCCAGTAATAATTAATGGATTTGTAGATTTTAAATTTTTTATAATAATTGTTTTTTTATCAGTTATATCTGGTAAGGACGCTGTATAAGAACCATTTGTTCCAGTGCAATAAAATATATTTATATAATTCGTTACATTAAAATTTGTGTCTGAATAGAAATTGTAATTAGATTGAATATTATCACCTA